TACTTGGGCTCTTTTATAGCCTTTGTTAAAGTTACGTCTTAGACCATGAACAATTGCTTTTGCTTCAGCGAATTTCTCAGGGCTTTTAGACACGGTTTTGCCTGCTATTTCACCTGCAGACTCGAGGATTTCAGCTATGCTTTTCATTTGCATGCACTCCTAAATGATTAATGAATGGTTGAAGACTGTAGGGCCTTCGGGTTTTGTGCTGGTTATTGTGAGCCACCAGCGGGGCGTGGGGATTACTCGATGTCGAGAGATGCGCCGTTGGTATCAGCTTGAGGTGCTGTTTGTCCAATAACGTCAGGGTCAGCGATGGTTGCTTCGTAAGTGCCGGTAACGACTCTCAGTGACCAACGACCAGTAGGCTGTTTGTTTGTGTCGAGAACGGGAAACGCAGAGGCTTTGATAGGCATGCTCATTCGCTCTAATATGAGCTTGAGTAAACCGCTGGCATAGAAGTCAATACCCTTTGCATTGTTAATTCCGCCTGTAGCTATGGTATCCCAGTTAGCTTTCTGTATTGTGCTAGATGTAGACATGATGTCCTCCTAAATTGATTAATTAAACACATCTCACCTTTTATAGGGTATCCAATCATACACCCACAACCGAAGGAGCGGTTCCTACGCGACTATCGAGTTGTGAGGGGGAGGGTTGAGATACCATGATGTGTGACGAAGGGAAAAAAGCTAAACAAGGTTCCAAAACTGTAACGCGAACACTGAACTTCATGGAACGTAAAAGCCGGACGCGGGGTGCGATAGCACATACGAGGAGAAGATGCATGAGCAGTTATGATATACTTTTTGAAGAAAAATACTTTTGGAAAAAAATTGCCCAAAAAAATCTGCGCAAAATGTAAGAGAGAGCTGCCTACTAAGGAGTATCACTCTACAAACGTAGGAAATTTACGTAGGGCATGTAAGCGGTGTGAAAGTGCACAACGCACTACAAGATCCGGTACTTCGCCGTATGCGTATTTAAAAATACTTTTTTCAAAATTAAAGTATGCCCGAGCCAAGGAACCCGAACCGTTAACCTGGGACCTTGAACTTGAACAGTTATATTTATTATGGGACGGCCAAGGGGGACAATGTGCCCTTTCTGGTGTGTATTTAACTTGGCAAACGGGCGAGGGGATTCAGGATTTTAATGTTAGTATTGATAGGAAAGACCCAAAAAAAGGGTATATACCGGAAAACATACAATTAGTGGCCTACCGTGTAAATGTAATGAAGCATGTACTTGGAGAAAGTGAGTTTTATTGGTGGTGTAAGAATATTGTTACTAAAAAAGAACAATTTTAACTATAATAAACTTATTTATGGGTGAAAAAAGTAAAAAAGTGGAGCTAACAGATGAAAAAAGGGCAGAAATGCAGTCACATTACCCTTATATGGGTATAGAATTGAACGAATTGTCCACTCAAGAGGAAAGATTGATCCATTTTTTCCTCCGTGGCATGTCGAAAGCCGCCGCGGGCCGTGCAGCGGGGTACTCTGACAGTGAACATGTGTACAGAATCTTCAAGAAGCCCAAAATTCAAAAAGCTGTAGTTTATTTACGTGATGAGCTGCGTGATGAGATTAAATTCGACCGAGGTGTTGCTACAAATATGTATTTGGAAGCGCACCGTAAATCGGTAACCGCTACCGAGGAGTGTAAAATCACTGATTCGTTGTGCAAGCTTCACGGTCTACATGCTCCTGAGAATGCAACACAAATAAATATAAATATAGAGAAGAATGTACAGCAATTGGAACGTTTACCCGATTCAGAACTGTTAAAAATTGCTGGGGTCGATAATCAGTACTTAATACCGAAGAAGGATAATGGCAAAGACTGATTTACAACAAATGCCTTTTGGTTTTGGGGGGCCTCCTGGCAGTGTTCGAGCCTCTGGTCCACCTAAACCTACAAAATTTGACTTGTTTCAAGAAAGCTTAAGAGCTAGAGAAGGCATAGAACTCGAAATATATGAACATAATGGAGTTTTGCATGGAGGAGTAGGGCATAAGCTTGTAGGGGACGAGTTGAAGAAATATAAAGCGGGAGACCTTATTTCAGAAGAATTAAGCAATCGTTGGCTTAAAGAAGATTCCGAAGAAGCATGGAAAAGCGCAGGGGAAAAAGCAAAAAAACTTGGGAACCCAGACCTTCAACCTACTTTAGCCCCTTTAGATTTTCAATTAGGGGTAAATTGGCATAAAGACCATAAAAAAACTTGGAAGCTTTTAAAAAAAGGGGATTATAAAGGAGCAGCGAAGGAAGCAGAGAATTCAAAATGGTTTGAGCAATCCCCAACCAGAGTAAAAGATTTTCAACAAGGGATATATGGAGCTGCAGGAATGTTAAGAGTTGATGGGTCATTAAAATCTGAGAGGGGTTTTCTTGGTCCAATGAAAAATATATACGGCGAAACCATGACCGAGTTTTCTACTGACCTGGGAGATGAAGCTGGAACACAAATACCAACTATGGTTCATGGGCAATCAGAGGAAGCTTTAGAATACATGCGTCATATGGAAGGGGGCCAGGGGTTTAATTTGGAGATACCAGAAGAAAAAGACATAGTAGATGTTGCTAGGAAAGCGGCTATGGAACGATTAAGGCAAGGCAAAAACCCTTTCTATCAAGATGGGGAAGAAGAACAAACTTTAGGAACGAGCAACGTGTTAAATGGAAATTAAAAAAATAGAATGTAAGAAGTGTTTGACTTCCTATCCTGAAACACTTATACCTGATGGGGGCGTTTGCGTTTATTGTAAAGCAGACGAAGCAGAACAAGTAACGGTTCCTGCTGAGAAAGAAGACACTCCCACTTCTGAGCCCAAAATTTCTAGAGAAGAGGCTGCTCAGCGGGAACTCGCGTTACGAGCTCTGGCCCGTAAACATGTACTTCCTTTTGTAGAACGTTTCAATCCTGATTATATGGCGGGATGGGTACATAAGGATATTTGTCAAAGACTGGAAAATTTCAGTCAAGCCGTAGAAGATAAGAAATCACCAAGATTAATGTTGTTTATGCCTCCGCGGCATGGTAAATCCACTTTAGCTAGTATTTGTTTCCCTGCTTGGCATTTGGGTAATAACCCGAAACATGAGTTCATAAGTTGCTCATATTCAGGCTCTCTTGCTATGACCTTTTCCAGAAAAGTGCGGCAATTACTGCGAGAACCCAATTATCGTAATATATTTGCAAAAACTCTTTTGGATAGAACAAGCCAATCTGTTGAATCGTGGCTCACGACTAAAGGAGGGGGTTACGTAGCTGCTGGTGTAGGAGGAGGTATTACGGGTAAAGGCGCCAATATCTTGGTAATTGATGATCCTGTAAAAAACAGGGAGGACGCAGAATCTGATTTCGGTAGGGAGTCCGTATGGAATTGGTACACTTCTACTGCGTATACACGACTTGCCCCTGGAGGCGGTGTACTTATCATACTTACACGCTGGCATGATGATGATTTGGCAGGGCGATTATTGACAGCAGCTGATAAAGGAGCAGACCAGTGGGAAGTGGTCAAATATCCTGCAATTGCTGAAAAAGATGAAGAATTTAGGAAGGTGGGCGAAGCTTTACATCCTGAACGTTATAACGCAGATGCCTTGCAACAAATACAAAAAGCAGTAGGGCCAAGAGATTGGGTTGCACTCTATCAACAAAACCCAGTTGCAGACGAAGGTGATTATTTCAACAGAGATATGATACGCTATTATGGATATGAAGACGTTGATATGTCGAAGTTACGATATTATTGCGCATGGGATCTCGCTATTGGTCAGAGAGATAGAAACGACTATTCAGTGGGCCTTATGGTCGGGGTTGATGAATACGATAATATGTATGTTGTTGATGTTGTTCGTGGTAAGTTCGATGGCTTTGAGCTAGTAGAACAGATTTTAGATCTTTATGAGACTTGGAGACCTGGTATAGTAGGAATAGAGAAGGGTCACATAGAGATGGCTATTGGGCCGTTCTTGGAAAAGAGGGTCCGGGAGCGCAGGCTACACGAAGCATATTTTAAAGATTTAAAAGTTGGTAGACGAGATAAAGAAGCAAGAGCGCGCGCAATTCAGGGAAGAATGCAACAAGGCATGGTATACTTTCCAAAGGAACCCGTTTGGTCAGGTCCTCTTATCGCTGAACTTTTACGGTTTCCTAATGGTATACATGATGACCAAGTCGATGCTTTGGCGTGGATTGGTCTTATGATGGCTGAGTTTGCAACCTTTTATGATAGGATTGAACCTGAGCCGTCCTGGAGGGATAGACTAAAACACCTGATGACAAGTGATAATAAGAAAACGTCGATGAGCGCCTAATGGCATACAGATCAGACAAGCCTAAAAAAAAGCTAAG